AGCTCTGTTGACTCATTCATATAGGCTGTCGTTGTTACGTTTTCGGTTGTGTTGAGCCTTCTCCATAACATTTCCCATCCTTTTTTTTCAGCTTCGCTTTTTGCACTTTCTTGGCGTATTAGTATTGCTAGTGATGGGTCTTCTTTCGCTAGTTTTATCGCTGCCATTAGGTGTTCATCTGTAATTCTTCGTTCATCTTTTCGCCATTGCATTATTGTTTGTCCCGATACTTTTAGTGCTTTTGCTATAGCTGCGTCGCTTTTCCTTGAGCACGATTCTTTTGCTTTGTCAAGCAATTTATTAATTGTATTCATATCACCTGCCTGTTGACAGTCATCACCTGCTAGTTTACGGTACGTTTTATCACCTATAGGGTGATATCACCTCCCCCTTCATCCTATCCTGGATGGGGAGGTGTTCTAAGACAGGATAGGGCACGGTAGGAGTGTTGAGATGTTGAAAGATCAAAACGAAGTATCTGCTGCTTCTGAGGCTTCTTTGACTCATCAAGCTGATTCTTATTTTCAGTCTATAAGCTTTTATGGATTTCTTGTTGCTCTTGAGCTGTTAAACGAAGCTTTAAGAGATGCTTTTGATTATCAGTCGAATTTATCTAAATATTTTAAGGTTTTTAATATTCAAATGTTTGACGAGCGGAGAGTTATTTTAGATGGTGTTTCTGATGCTTTATCTACTGTGCGTCTTATTATAAAGCATGTGGAAGATAATGCGGAAGATATGAAAAAAGCACTGTCGTGATATGTCTAGATTATCTGTTTTAGACACTGATCCTCTTTTTGCTCATCAGTATATTTCTTGTATGAATATATCTGTTTCTAATCTTGAATCTAGGGTTGAAGCTATTCAGGGGGCGCTAGTGTTGATGTTTCGTGTTGCTTCTAAAGCTTCAGATGATAAAATATTAGATAAAGTTCATCTTATGTATATGTCTTCGCTGGATATTGTTTCTGAGATTGAAGAAGTGAAGCAGTATTTATCTTCTCTTTCTTATGCGGATTACTGATACTGAGCGAGGCGCACGCATGGCATTGAATATTGCTGAGATGTACGTTCGTCAATTGGATTTTTGGGAAGATACGCTACCTCAGCAGTTTGATTTTTGGATGTCTGTCCGTGCTGCGGCATTAGATCAATTAGATGAGTGTGTTTTATTGAGGCAATCATTAGTGTGATTAATTCAATTATTCTTCCTTCAGTAAATTGCGTATTAATCCTCATATTGATTTTCGCCATTATTAAATTTGCTGTGAGTTTTATTCATGATCGCAGATATTTTTGAGTATTTAACAGGCTGGTGTGTGAGATGATGCGTTTTATTCAGGCTGTGTATTTAAGATGTCATTCGATTCGGTTTTTTTTTTATTTTCCGATTGTTAGGCGGTTCTTTAATCTTCTCTTGTCGTTTTTTTTGTCGATTCTGTTGTTTATTTGTTTATCCTTATTAATTCTTGTTCAACCGACTTCTGGTTTTCAGGATTATTTTACTCACTCTGTATCTCATTCTTTATCTTCGTTTGTGCCTTCTTTGTGTTCTTATGTTTTTGTTTTCTCTGTTTTTTATTTTATTGTAAGGCTTGTGTTTTTTCTTGATTTTTTGTTGCTGTTGTTCTTGAATCGCATTAATCGCTGCGGTTGATGCTTTCTGTAGTTTTTATGTGGAGGTATTCTATGTCTCGTCGCTCTTCTTCTTCTGATTCTGCGGTTTATGTTAATTTTTTGGAGCGTGAGCGTCGCGCTGATGTTGAGAAGGCTGCTCGCTTATATGAGACGCGTCGCGATCGTGTAAACCCGTCTTATGTGTTTCCTGCTCCGTCCGGTGAAAAGGGGTTAGGCCCGAACAGTAATACGGGCCAAAAGGGTGTTGCTTCTTCCTATCCTGTTTCTATTGATTATTTGACGGTTGTTTTTAGTTATGCTCGTTTGGCAGAGGCGGGTTATTTTGATGAGCCTCGTTTTCTTCTTTACTTGTTATTTGGTCTGAATCCTGATGATGTCATTGTGGGTTCTCATACTTCTGTGCGTTGGCATTTTTATAATTCAAGTGCTTCTATTATAGATTCTAATGGTGATCTAGTTGGCAAGATTGGTTGGGATGGTAATCGGGATTCGTATTGTATTAGTTTGACGGGTTCGGCTTGCCGTTATATTCATGATTGGTCAAAGGTAAAACGTTCATTGGCTTCTTTGGATGCGCGGATTACTCGTTGTGATGTGGCTTATGATGATTATGACGGTATATTGGGGACGGTTCGGCATCATGAGGCCCTTGCGCGTGAGCATTTAGCTCCTGCTGGTGGTTGTTTGTTGTTTTCTTCTGGTGGGACTCCTCCGCGTACGCGTTTTTTAGATGATCATGGGGGTGGGTCTGGGTGTACGTTGTATGTGGGGCAACGTGGTCATAAGCAATTGTGTATTTATGAGAAAGGCAAACAGCTTGGTGTGGCTGAGTCTCCCTGGGTGCGTTATGAGGTGCGTTTATATGCCAAGCATGCTGTGATCCCTTTTGATTTATTAGAAGAACCTATGCGTTATTTGCGTGGTTCTTATGATTATCTGTGTCAGTTGTTTTCTGTTGTTGTTGCTTCTCCTGTGAGTCGCATTCGCACGGTGGTAAAGCATGTGGAGGCGACAGGTGAGGCGTTGGTTCGCTGGCTGCGTCGTCAGGTCGGGCCTGCGTTAGGGGTGTTGCGTCAAGCGTTGGGGTGTGGGTTTTCTGATTTTATTGTTGATCGTGTGGAGCGTGAGGGGTTGCCTTCTCGTTTTCGGCGTATTTGTAGGGGTGGGGATTTACCTGCGTATTTGCGAGAGACGTTATTAGATTGTTCTGTGGGCGTGTGTGTGTAAGTCATTGTGGATTTCTTTTAATTTAATTATTAGGTGATTTATGTCTATTGTGAGAGTGAAAGATAGTGTTCTTATTGAGCGTTCTGTAAATACTAAGACGGGGCCGCAGATTTTCCGTGAACAGCGTGCTGCTGTGGTGATGGGGGGCGCGTATGAAACTGTATTTAGCTTGAAGTTGGGTTCGGCGCCTTTGTATCCCCCCGGTGAGTATTTGGTACATCCTGATTCTTATGGGACGGATGATTATGGGAACTTGGTGTTAAGGCGTCTTAAGTTGATTTCTTTATCTTCTGCATTAAAGGAGTTTGCTAGTAAGGAGCCTGTTTCTGTTGTTTCTTCTAAGGTGTCTTGATTAGTGCCGTGTTATCGTTTTTTGTTTTAGTTATTTTTTTGTTTTTGTGTTGGTGTATAGAGTTTTTTTTGTTGTTTTTTGTTGATTATGTTTTTTTTCTTGTATTGGGAATGTTTGTTAAGTTATGGCCCTCTGTGTCTCTTTAAAAGCTGATGGTACCTTGGTTGTTATAGGTCAGAGTGTGTCTGACTGTACGGGGTATATATTGGTGAGTGGGTCAGAGTATGGGGTTTATCAGTTGGTGCAACGTGCGTTCGAGGTGCCTGATATGAAAACTGTTATTCAGACCTCTACTGCTGTGGCTTTTACTGTGATTGGTTGGTATGTCGTAGCGCGTATTATCGGCACCGTTGCGACATTTTTTGATGGCCGATAATCAATAAACGAGGTGATGTATGGCAGATATTTTATCTGGACTTGATGTTAAGGCGGCGGCGGCGGCTCTCATTGGTGCTGCTGCTTTAATTGCAGTTGTAGGATTTACTAAGTGGGGGGCGAAAAAAGTCGCTGGTTTCTTCGGTTAAATTATTGGAGCGGCACTTTTTGTGTCGCTCCTTCACCGGCTGGGTGTATGTGCTTTGATAATTACTTTATTCTCTTGTTTTTTGGGTGCTTTATGTGGATGGGCTGCTGTTAAGGGGCTGGATGCTTCATGAGTATTTTTCGCATACTTGTTTTTTTTGTGATTCTTTTTATTTCTCGTTTTTGTTTTGCTTGCGATATCGGTGAGCCGCATTGGGATCCTAATCAGTGTTTAGATAGGGGGGAGGCTTATGCTGTTGCTAGTGCAAGTTATCAGATGTGGCGTTCTAATCAATTGAAGGATAGTAATATTCCTGGTTTGCAAGTGGTTGATTGTCCTATGACTGATGATGGTCACGTTATTGGTTTTGGAGGTTATTTCACTACGCCTCGTCATCCCTCTGGTGATTGTAATACTTTGGACTATTTTCAGCGGGTCTATCCCGCGGGTAAAACTTGTCTTACACGTTCTTCTAAGTCACCTGTTGCTTTAACTCTTCCTTCAGGTGTGCGTGTTTCGTCTACGGCTTGTTATGATGGTTGTTCTTATGATGTGGATCGTTCTGATGGTGTCATTGGTATAGGACAGGATGATGGCAGAGTTAGGTATGTTTTACCTCGTATGACCCCTAACGGGAATTTGTGTACTGTTTCTCCGTCTGGTGCTTCTTCTTCTGCGTCTAGTCAGGATACGCCTCCTGCTCAGGACGTTGTTAAAGATGAGTGTACTCGTATGGGGACATTAACGCAGTGTGTGAGGCAGGACGGTAAGTATTGTGCTACTTCATCTACTGGGCATCAGTATTGTTGGAAACCAGGTGAGGTGGGAACTCAGATTGCTTCTGACGGTAATCATGCAGCAACTTTGAATAAAATTGATGTTCCTGTTATCGCTCCTGTGGACGCGCCTAAGGATAAGGGGGATTGGCGTGTAGATGGTAAGGGGACCTCTACTCAGATTACTAATAATACTTATAACAATTATAATACAACTACATTTGCTTCTACTGGTTCTTCTGGCGGTTCTAGCGGTGGTTCTAGCGGTCAGGGTAGTGGTGGTGGTGGTGATAAGTCAGGCGGTGGTGATAAGTCAGGTGGTGATAAGAATACACCTGGTAGTGGTTCACCTTCAGGGACTGGTGTTCTTTATAAACGTAATGGTAAGACATTAGACACCGTCGTATCAGGATATCAGGCTAAGGTAAATGATCTTCCTTTTATTTCTGGTATTTCTTCCTTTTTAGCTATTTCTGCATCTGGGGAATGTCCTGTATTCAGGTTGTCTGCTTCTGCGTATTGGCCAGAAATGACATTTGATTATCATTGCAGCGGTGTTTTTTTGAGTTTTTTGCGGTCGGCTGGTTATATTATTTTTGCGATTGCTTCTTATTTTGCCGTTCGTATTGCGACCTTGCGTTAGGTGGGAGGAATCATGTTTATATTAAGGGTTGGGTGGTTAACTGATCTTACGCAGTGGATTTGGGATTTAATCACTAAGATGTTTCTTGCTTTAGCTGATTTTGTCTCTGATGTTTTTGTTTTGTTTTGTGATTTTTGTTTTTCATTGATTTTATTTGTTGTAGGTGTATTGCCTTGGCCTGATTTTCTAAAGCAGCAAAGCTTGGGGGATATGTTAGGTAAGGCTGGTAGTACAGTCGTGTGGTTTGCTGATGTATTTCAGTTATCTAATTCTATGCGCGTGATTAGTGCGGCGATTGTTTTTTCTATATTTAGGCGTTTGTTGACTTTAGGTATTTGGTGATGTTGGTCTTTAATGAGGGTGTGCCTCGTTCTGGGAAAAGTTACGATGCAGTGAAGCATCATATTCTTTCTGCTCTTCGTGAGGGTCGTCGTGTTTATGCACGTTTGAATGGTTTGCGTCATGAGTTGATTGCTCAGTATTTGGAGATGTCAGAGGCTCGTATTCGTGAACTTCTTTTTGTTGTTAATACGGATGATGTATTAAATACATTCGTTTGTTATCGTGATGAAGTTGACGGCAAATGGTGTATTGAAGATCGTTTTAAGGATGTGTTAATCGTTATTGATGAGGTGCATGAGTTTTATGTTGAATCTCGTGCACCGTTAGCGCCTCAGATAGAAAATTTCTGGGCGTTATTGGGTCAGAATGGCGGTGATGCAGTGCTGATGACGCAGTGGATTAAGCGCATGCATCCTGCGATTCGTGCACGTATTGAGCGTAAGCATAGTTTTCAGAAATTGACGGTTGTTGGTCTCAAGAATCGTTATCGTGTGACGTATTACCATACTGTGGCGGCAGGTAAGTTTGAGAAGGTGGGGAGTCAGACGTTTAAATATGATGCGTCTATTTTTCCTCTTTATGATGGGTATGCTCCAGGGGCACGCAATACGGAGGTGTATTCTCAGGGTAAGAGAACAGTCTGGGCAGTAATGTTAATAAAGGCTATTTTTTTCTTGGCACTCGGTGTTGTGGGGTTTCATTTTTATTCTCGTTATTTCGGTGGTGCTGGTCTTTCTACCCATGATGTTTCTAGTCCTTCCTCTTCAGGTGTAGGGCAAGTGTTTAAACCTGGTCAGGTTGTTTCTGGTCCTGTTCATCAAGACGTTTCTGCTTCTGCTTCTGTGATGCCTCCTGTTGATCCTTTGTCAGATTTGGGGCCTGAGCAACGTTATATTTTTGATCTTAATGCCAAGGGTCGGTTGCGTTTGGCTGCGCTTGCGCAGGTGGGGCATGAGTATCGTGCTTGGGTGCAATGGATTAATACGGAGAATTTGGTGATTGAGCAGCTTGATTTAGAGCAGTTGCGTGCTTTGGGCTTTGATGTCTCTGTGCACTCTTATGGGGTGCGTATTTCTGTCCTTAGTCATGTTTTGGTAGCGACAGCATGGCCTTGGCGGGAGCCTGTTCGTGAAACGGACCCGCGTTTATATAATTTATCCCGTGATCAACAGGGCGCAGTGAGCATTGCGAGCGCAGCGAGTGATGCTCACGGAGAGCCTGCCGTTCAGGGAGGGATGATAGAGAAGGGGGAGCGTGCTATGGGAACGTTTCCGGAATCACCTGGCTATGAGCATCGTGATGATTTAGGGCGTGGTTCTTCGTTTTCGCGTTAGTTTTTGGGTCTTTGTGAGGAATTTTCATTCACATTTTTTTATCTTTGTCAATAACGCAATTTCCATGCCAGTTATGATTGGTTCATAATCTATTCAATTTATGTTCATAATTGTATATGCCGTGTAGGGCGGCCTGGTTTTTTATTGATGTTGTTCTCAGATTAGTGGAATAGTTTGATAAATAAAGTTGCTGCTGTCGCTCCTGCTGCCATAAGGCCACTGGCTACTACTACCGGATACCATTTTGATTCTTTAGATACTTTTAGTGTTTCTTCCATTAATTTTTGTGTGCGTGCATTCATTTCTTGGGTACGTGCATTCATTTCATTGATGTGTGCGTTCATTTCTTGGGTGTGTGTGGTCACTTCGTGAATTTCAGCTTGAATCTTGGCTGTTTCTGAGATCAATTTTGCAATTTGTATTCTTTGTTCATCTATGATCTCTGCGTTGTCTTCTTTTTGCGTCATTGTCATTTTCCCTAGTGTTTTCTTTGCATAGTGTAAATTAAGCGGGGGTGTAGGGGGCTAGCCCCCTACGGAGACGCTTCTAGCCTGCGTTCTTTGCAGCGCTGACTAGATCAAGGTTCCGATTTATCCTCCGCGTTCTCCGCTTACTTTCTCATGCAAAACCGCTTTTATGGCGTGTTAGTGATGCGCTAACTCTCTTTCGTGGCAAGGCCGCCCCGCAATTTCTCCGCTATACCATTTCGAAAAGATTAAGAACTTAGGAGAGCTTATGTCTCATTTTTTATGGGGTGACGCTGCATTGCGCTGGCTATCTGAAAAATCTCGTAAAGCAACGGCGCATGAAGACGCCGCTAAATTACGCTGGTTGGCTTCTTACTTTGCTGGAAAGAAGTTAGCTGCTATTGATAGCGATTTAATTTTGCGTGTGGCTACGCTAAAAGCGGCTGAGACTTCCTCATCCACTGCAAATCGTTATTTGGCGTTGATCCGTTCTATCCTGCGCCGTGCGTTTGATATTTGGCTGTGGATTGATCGGTGTCCTCATATTTCACTGTTTCCAGAACCGATAAAGCGGGTTCGCTGGTTGACACCTGTTCAGGCTCGCTCGTTGTTGTCTGAGCTGCCATTGCATCAGCGCGCTATGGTTATTTTTGCTTTGTCAACCGGATTGCGTCAGGCCAATATATTGAAATTGCGTTGGGATCAGGTCGATCTTGTCCGTAAGGTCTTACGTATTCCTGCTGATCAGGCGAAGGGACGGCAGGCGATCCGGATTCCGTTATCGCTGCCTGCTTTGCAAGTGCTTCAGGCGCAACGTGGGCAGCATCATGAGTGGGTGTTTACTTATTGTGGTCGTTCTATTCGTTGGGTAAATACTCGTGCCTGGCATCAGGCGTTGCAGCGGGCAGGGATACAGGATTTTCGTTGGCATGATCTGCGGCATACCTGGGCGTCTTGGCATGCGCAATCGGGGACTCCGCTGTATGTGTTGCAAGATCTGGGCGGATGGCAGTCTGAATCAATGGTGCGTCGTTATGCACATTTGACGCCCAGTCATTATTCTGCTTATGCGGAGGCGGTTACGGAGTTTCTTCCATAGTGTTGCTAACGTCCAGCGGACTTTTAATCCGCTGGTCGCTGGTTCGATTCCAGCACGGCCCACC